ATCTTAAGAAGGTTTGGAACAAGAATGCTGCAATTACTTTCGCTAGTGGCATCAAGTCTCAAGACCTTGCAGCAAAATTGGACGCTGCCGAGAAGGCCCTGTTTGATGATGACGTTAGCGCCTTTGACGCTAGCTTTGTTACTGAGCTACTAAAATTGGAAGTTGCAGTCGCCAAGCGTTATCATGCTCCTTTGGCCACAGTTCAGTTGCTGGAAGGCAACTGTGATGTTCACGGTGTCACATCCCTGGGCATTAAATATCGTCGTAAAGGTTGCCGATGTTCGGGCGACCCTGGTACCTCGTGCAACAACTCTTGGCAAAATGGTTGTATGCACCTTTTCATTTATTGTCGTGAGCGTAGTAAAACTGCCAAGGAAGCCATGAAAGAGTTGTGTATGCTAGTGGCTGGCGATGATAATTTAGGTACCCACCCCAAAGGTTTCAAAATCGACTGGGCGACGGGTATGGCAAAACTCGGATTTAAGGCTACCCCGCATTATCCTGTCAAGCCACATCTGGCTGAGTTTTGCTCTATGCGGTTTACTCCTACTTCCACTGGTTGGAATTTAGTACCCAAAGCTGGTCGCGTTATTAATAAGATCGCTTGGTGCTTTGACAAGCCTAAAAATGTTACCAAGGAGTCCTTAATCCGCGGGACGGCATTAAGCTTGCTGCCTCAGTCTCGTGCCAGCCCCCCGTTGCACGCTTATCTCAACAGGATAATTGAGTTGACTGAGGGCCACGTCGAACATACTCCCAAGTTTGAACCGTGGAAAATCTACGGTGAATCCGGTGAACCAACCGCCGAAACCTGGGAGCAATTGGCCGATGTCTATTCATGGTCGCCAGACATGCAAAAGGAGTGGGAAACTGCTTTGTCCCGAGTTGATCTTAACTCGGACTTTAAGCATCCATTCTTGGACTTGCTCCTTATGACTGACACTGATGGGCCTACTGATGATGATTACAATCATGATGTGGACGACGTCCGTTATGAAGACACGTCAATAGGCTCATTGTCTGGACCCACTGCCGCCGCAGCAGCTTGGAGTATATCCGGCACTGAGCGCAATCGTCGAGCCCATGCTGCCAATGGCAACATTGATCCCCCTTCTGCCAACCCGCCTGCCCGCGTCAGGTCTCATTTATCTGATGATGATGATGATTGGTACGTGGAAGAATCTGTAGGCGTAATGAGTACTATCGAGGATACTGAGGAGTCGGCCGCCCGCGGGTGGCTGGCGTTTTTGACTCGCCTTGAGAACCTCGCTTATATCGAAAGTGGCTATGACACTGAGGAAGTTG